TAAAGATATTAAGTCCTATTTGGGACAGGCTTACAGAATTGACCAACGCATTAATTCCAAGTTGGAGCAGATTAGTTCCTTACATGATTTGGCAACAAAGGCAACATCTACGATTAGTGATATGCCCGGTTCCGCAACAAGAAATATTCATCGTATGGAAGATGTTATTGTAAAGATTATGTCACTGGAAGAGGAAGTCAATCAGGATATTGATATGCTGGTAGATATTAAGACAGAGATTACGCACCTTATCAAGCAGGTGGACAATCACGAGTACCAGATTATTCTTGAAGAAAGATATCTCTGTTTCAAAAAGTTCGAGCAGATATCTGTGGATATGGGATATAGCATCCAACACACTTTTCGCTTACATGACAAGGCTTTAAAAGAACTTGCTGGGATTTATGAAGTGGAGAGTTAATGTGATAGAATGAGAGTCTGCTCTTGTGATATTATTATAATGAGCAAAAAGAAAAGAATTTAAACAGGCGAAGCCATCGTGGAGAAATCTGCGGTGGCTTTTTGCGCGAGTAGCGAAGAAAATGCCGTGCCTGCGCGAGCATTTGAGGAGCACCGCGACAACGAGAAAACTTGTTTTCGAGTGGAAGGAAGTGAGCATATGCCTTATAGGAGCAACATACCGTGTAAACATCCTGGTTGTGCAGCACTTATTCCGCATGGTCAGATGTATTGTGATGAGCATAAGCCTTTACATACCAAGGACAGAGTCCATGCAGCAGAACGTGGCTATGGTGCCAAGTGGCAGCGTGAGAGAAAGAAGTTCTTAGAGAGAAATCCTTTCTGCGCGAAGTGTTATGAAGAAGGTCATATCACAATGGCAACAGTCGTGGATCATATCGTTCCACATCGTGGAGACCAGAAACTCTTCTGGGATCGTGGGAACTGGCAGCCATTGTGCGAGCATCATCATAATGTGAAGACGATGACAGAGGATAGATATAAGGAGTATCGGTTCTGATGGAGTGAGGGTAGGGGGTATCTGAATCTCTACAGACCTAAGGTTCCAAGACCGGCGCCCCCTCTTCTGTGCAAAATCGCGAAATGGAAGATGGGGGTCAGGAATCAAATTTTGAAGGAAGGAGGGATTCCGATGGCAGGAAGAAAACCAAAGCCTACAGCTGTGAAAAAGCTGGAAGGCAATCCTGGAAAAAGAAAATTGAATACGAAGGAGCCGATTCCGGCAAAGGGAATGCCTAACTGTCCGGAATGGTTATTGCATGAGGCTAAGAAGGAGTGGGAGCGATTAGCTGATTTGATGAATCAGATGGGAGTTCTTACTGAAGTGGATATGGCGGCATTTGCTGCGTATTGTCAGTCTTATGCCAGATGGAAAGAGGCTCAGGAACATATCGATACTGATGGTTCTACATTCGAGACAGATAAAGGATATCAACAGCAGACTCCGTGGGTTGGCATTGCCAATACCAATCAGAAGCTGATGTTACAGGCGGCATCCGAGTTTGGACTGACACCTTCATCCAGAAGTAGAATTGTTGCGGGTAACACGAAGAGCAAGGAACCGGAAGATGAAATGGAGGCATTGCTTGGAGGTGATTTTTAATGGCAAAGGAACCAAGACCAAAGGGGTATCCCAAGCTTAAGAATTATAAGCCTTCTCAGTTTATGCTTCCTACTTCTCATTATGATAAGAAAAAAGCAGACAGGGCAGTTACTTTTATTGAGAATCTTTGCCACACAAAAGGTAAATGGGCTGGAACACCATTCTGGCTATTACCTTGGCAAGAACAATTGATAAGAGATATATTTGGGATTGTAAAGCCTGATGGGAACAGACAATTTAGAACAGCATTTGTAGAGATATGCAAGAAGGTAGGTAAGAGCGAACTGGCAGCAGCAGTCGCTCTTTATTTATTATATGCAGATAATGAGCCAAGTGCTGAGGTGTATGGTGCAGCGGCTGACCGGCAGCAGGCATCTATTGTTTTCGATGTAGCAAAGCAGATGGTTGAGATGTCACCGGCACTTATGAAACGAAGTAAGCTCATGAGTGCCACAAAGCGAATTGTTAATTATGGAAATGCTGGGTATTATCAGGTGCTGTCAGCCGAGGTCAGAGGGAAACATGGTTTTTCGGTAAGTGGGTTGGTGTTTGATGAAATTCATACTCAGCCTAACAGGCAGTTATATGATGTACTGACTAAGGGCTCTTCGGACGCAAGACAGAATCCGCTTCACTTTATAATCACTACTGCAGGGAATGACAGACATTCCATTGCATATGAGCTTCATACAAAGGCTGTGGATATCTTAGAAGGTAGGCGTGTGGATCCAACATTTTATCCAGTGGTCTATGGACTTAAGGATGATGAGGACTGGGAAGATGAGGCGAACTGGTATAAGGTGAATCCTTCACTTGGATATACGGTGGATATTGAGAGGCTGCGGGATGCTTACCGGGAGGCAAAGCAGAATCCGGCAGATGAGGTTACTTTTAAGTGGCTTCGCTGCAATATGTGGGTCAGCTCAACAGTGGCATGGATTCCGGATGCAATTTATATGAGAGGCAATGAGCCGATTGATATGGCATCACAGGAAGGCAGAGATTGTTATGCTGGACTGGACCTTTCAAGTACAGGAGATATTACTGCATTGGTGCTGATATTTCCGCCAAGAGATGAAGATGAAAAATATGTGCTTCTGCCTTACTTCTGGATTCCAGAGGAAACTATTCCGAGAAGGGTGAAAGCCAATTCTGTTCCATATGATATCTGGGAGAAGCAGGGTTACATCATGTCTACTGAGGGTAATGTCATTCATTATGATTTTATCGAGAAATTCATTATGGATTTGTCAGAGAAGTACCATATCTTGGAGATTGCGGTGGATAGATGGAATGCGACACATGTGATTCAGAACCTGGAAGATAATGGTCTTACAATGGTTCCGTTTGGACAGGGATTTGCTTCTATGTCTGCTCCTACGAAGGAATTCTACAGGCTGCTTATGGAAGGGAAGATTATTCATGGTGGTCATCCGGTAATGCGATGGATGGCAGGAAATGTTGTAGTTGATACAGATCCAGCAGGAAATATAAAGGTAACGAAGGCAAAATCAAAAGAGAAGATTGACGGCATTGTTGCTGCAATCATGGCTTTGGATAGGGCAGTCAGGCATGAAGGTGAAAGCGGGAGTGTTTACGATATGAGAGGATTATTGGTGTTTTGATGAAAGAACAAATTTTTAAGCAATGTCTGAAAGAGCTGGATAAGACACAGCTAATAGGTGAAAACCCTGAACACGAAGATGCAGAGTATGAATTGCAGGCCTCAAGATTTAAGGCATTATTTGAGTTAATAGATATCCTGGGGGTTTCGGAAGAATATGAGGAATGGCGAATGACAAATAAAACAAGTATGGAGGCTGCTGAATAATGGGATTTTTGAACAATATTTTCAGGGGCAGGGATGCGCCGGTGACGGACAGGACGGCGGGGAGTTCGTTCAGTTTCCTGATGGGCGGGAGCACGTCGGGGAAACAGGTGAATGAGCGGAGTGCGATGCAGATGACGGCGGTGTACTCTTGCGTGAGGATTCTGTCGGAGGCGGTGGCGAGTCTGCCGCTGCAGTTTTACAGGTACAATGAGAGCGGCGGGAAAGAGAAGGCGGTGGATCATCCGCTTTATTTTTTGCTGCATGATGAGCCAAATCCGGAGATGACGAGCTTTGTTTTTCGGGAGACGCTGATGACGCATCTGCTTTTGTTTGGGAATGCGTTTTCGCAGATCATACGGAATGGCAAGGGCGAGGTCGTGGGGCTGTATCCGCTGATGCCGGATCGGATGAAGGTTGACCGGGATGAGAGCGGGCATCTTTATTATGAGTACACGGTGTACGATGCGGACGATGTTGCCGGGCGCGGAAGTACCGGGACGAAGGCGGCGGGAAAGACGGTGCGGCTTAGCCCGTATGATGTGCTGCACATTCCGGGGCTGGGCTTTGACGGTCTGGTCGGATATTCGCCGATTGCGATGGCGAAGAATGCAATCGGGATGGCGATTGCCTGTGAGGAATATGGGGCGAAGTTTTTTGCGAACGGTGCGGCACCTTCCGGGGTGCTGGAGCATCCGGGAACTTTGAAGGATCCTGGCAGGGTCCGCGAGAGCTGGCAGGCGACTTTTGGCGGAAGTTCCAATGCGCAGAAGGTGGCGGTTCTGGAAGAGGGGATGAAGTATACTCCGATTTCGATTTCGCCGGAG